TTTGCCTTGAATGCCGGCGAGTGGTTCCTTCGTGGTCTCTTTGTCATCCTTGCCTGCTCCTTTCTGTTGTCATTATAGAGCAGCAAAACCACTTAAGTCGATGTCCGAATTTATTGTACCAGCTCTAACTGCTTCATAGTTCTGTCCTGGATTATAGAGATCGTAAGAGATGAAAAGATTGTTAGGCACGATGCCACCCCCCCTTTTTTTTCTTTGAGTTTTTGAATCTTCCATTAATCTCAAAACCGCATCTCGATGATGAACCTATTGCCCATTGCTTGGATGTTAGCCTTCACCACCCCATTTTCGGGAAACCAGTCCTGACTAAATGTCAGGCTTGCGGAAAGGCGGAGACTGCCAACATCGACTTCATAACCATATGAAGTCTTGTATACCCAAGGCAGATTACTGAGAGACCCCATGAATTCGATTATGACAGTTTTGTCCGCGGGACCTTCCTTTGGGATGCTGAGCTTTGGTCGCCACTTAACGTGCCCCGAATCCATCATGGTTGCAAGGTATATTGCAGGCATTCTGACCTCCCATCTTATTTTCCCCATTTATCTTAGAGCCATCGCGCGGCCCATCGAGCCTGGATCGTTCTCGTGCGGAGTGCCGTCACATATCGAGTGGCATCCGCTCTTACCGATGTAGATCTTTGAACCATCAGGTTTTACATTTAGGTAACAGGTCTGGCCCATAGATCTGGTTCTGATCGACGAAGGCAATTCGTGAGGGCGGTCGGTCACTGCGAATGTTATTTCGATGCCCCCCTCATAATCTCGCATTGATCCCAGACCCACCTCAGCAACACTGAAATCGCCAGCGTATTTGTTCAGCCCAGGACAAGCATTGAGAACAGCTGGCAACACCGCCCGCGTCTTGGTCAGTAACGCGGGATCTTTCGGTAGGTTGATCTTGAATGAATTTGTTGAGTTCTCAGAGCCACATCCGGCAGAAACTGTTAAAACTAGTAGCAGAACAAGAACGCTCTTCACGGCTGCGGACATACCACCCCTCCTTTGTGATACCAAGATGTATCCAGTCTTCCGTTCTGAAGGAGTGTGACATAAGGTGCGCTAGCTGATAGGAACGGAGTATACCTCATTTGCTTTCAAAACGGGAACCGTAAATGCGTAGCTTCCTATTTCTCCAGTTCCCTTGCAAACCATATGACCTTACCGTTGATCTTTACTTGGTCCGCGCTAACCTCAAAAGGTTCGTACATCTTGTTGTCGCTGATGATTCTCACGCGGTCCCCGATAGGCTGAACCCGTTTGATCATGATCACATCGTCCAGAGCAATGGCGTAGACCCCACCCTGAGGTTCCAGGTAATTCCTTCCGCGATCGACGAGAACGAGATCACCGTTCAGGAGCGTCGGTTCCATGCTATCCCCAGAAACTTTGATGAGAACCATATCCTTGGCGTTACCTTTTCGCGCGATCCATTCCTTCCGAAACGCCACCTTCACCTCGACTGAGTTTTCGGGGGCAAATCCCATTCCGGCGCTGATCCTGCCGCTTACCTGGGGAACATATGTAAAATCCTCCCTTCGCCTCTCTTCCGGAGAAGGTTCTCCATCCGCATAACTCGTCAGCAGATCTATGTTCCTTCCCTTATCCTTCCCCCTTTTGTTCGCTCGTTCATCCACGCCAGTCAAGATCCATTCGACAGTAGTGCCGAACTTCCTTGCAATATTAGACAGCGCATGAGAAGGGGGTACTCGTTGCCCATATTCGTAGGATTGATATGTACGTAATGGCATATCAAACAGCTTCCCCATCTCGGTCTGAGATAGAGAACCCCTCAGTTCCTTCAATCTCTGGCCTATATCGCTATGTTCTTTCTTCATTACGCACTATAATGCATATTTTCCCTTGACAACACACAATCGTGCATATCATAATCTAACCATGGCAACAACGGAGACCAAAAAAAAGATCCAGAAACTCATGATCGACAGGGACGTGAAGGGTGCCGCCATAGCCCGGAAGGTGGGCTGCACCCGCCAGAACGTGTACCACGTCATAACCGGCCGGCAGGTCTCCCCACACATCCGCCAGGCGATCGCCGAGTCCCTGGGGGTCCGAGTCTCCGACCTCTGGCCGGACGAGACATCTGAGGAGGCAGCATAGGTGACGGGCATGAGGATACTCCCCATAAACAAGGTCCTGCAGATAGGCGTTGAGAGCGGCATCTTCCCGTCAATCATACTGGGTCACGAGCTCCCAAAAGGTCCGGTCCACGATGTCGTACTCGCGGAACCGGGTGCACAGGTAGATGACAAGATCGGCGGGGACGAGTAAGTGATAGAGGATCGTATCAGCATTGAAGAACGCCAGCCTGAAAGAAGAGGTCACCTTCCTCTGTCTCATGAGCCGTCTGTGGGCGTTCGCCAGCTCGACCTGGTGGTATCCTTCCCTGTTCTCGATCTCATCAATCCCGATACAGATCGCGGCCCGTATGAAGGCCTCGAAACCCTCGTAGGGCAGCCTGTCGAAGATCGCCACGGGTTTGTATCCCTTCGTGAGTACATATCCCCGGAGGTAGGGCAGCGCCGCCTTGTTCGCGTTCACGGCGGGCGTGTTCGCAAAACCGAGTTTCTTTCCCTTGGGTCCCGCAGGCCGGCGTCTTATCTCCTCGATATCCTTTTCAACGCTGAACACCGGCTCGTACTTAAGCACTGTGGCCGTATTTTCCATACCTTCCCTGCATTTCCTGATTTCAAATATAGTTTGATTCTAACAAAGAGAACAGGGGTTTGCAATGTCAAAAGTTAAGCGGAAAATTGACAGCCGCCAGGGAGGACTCTTCGAGTACCTCAAACCCGAAAGACCCCCCGCCCCCGGGAGCCTCAATGTCAGCGCCCGGATCCGCCAGGCCGTCTCCTCGGCCATCAAGAAATCGGCCATGGACCGGGTCGACATCTGCTCGGCGATCTACAAGCTCACGGGCATCGAGGTCCCGAAGAGCACCCTCGACAACTGGTCGGCGGAGAGCCGGGACCTCGCCGGGGACATCATTGACAACAACGGCAACAAGAGATGGGGCATGTCCGTCGACGTCCTCGCGGCCTTCTGCCAGGTTTGCGGCGACTACGAGGTGCTCTTCATCCTCGTCGAGGCGTGCAACTACAAGGCCCTGAAGGGCAAGGACGTCGTCCGGGCCCGGGCGGGGCTATTGAAGGAAGAGATCACCAAGAAACAGCAGGAACTGAAAGAACTGGAGCGGGCGCTCCTGGAACACTAAAGAAGGAGGGACATGTGGCAACGACGACCTACAAACGCATCGAGGCGGTAAGGAAGACCGGAGAGATCCTCAAGTTCCTCGCGGGCCAGAAGGAACCGGTCCCGTGCCCGAAGATAGCCCAGGCCGTGAACCTGCCGACGGGCACGGCCATGTGCCACCTCGCGACCCTGGAGGACCTGGGGTTCGTATCGACCGTCGGCGACCGCTTCCGCCTGGGCATGGGCCTTGCCCTCTTCTGGGCGCGGGTCAAGAGCACCCTCGAGGCGGAGAGGACCCGCATAGAGCAGAACATCAAGTCCCTGGACATGGAGGAATGACATGGCGCGGAAACCAAAGGTAACAGACGAACAGGTCGAGGCCTCGAGGGAGATCTACCGGATCGCCCGGGAGGAGGCGGACATCGAGATGGCGAAGCTCCGCTCCGAGATGGAGGCGAAGGGCAATCAACGGGAGGCCATGGGCATCCTCAAGAAGATACAGCATGACCGAGCCTACAACGACCTCATCGAGGCCGTCGTGCTCTACCGGGTCAAAGAGAACAAGGCATACAAGGAAGGCGGCCTCACCTGGGCGGAGTTCTGCGAAGCATGCGGATACGAGGTCCGGACGGCCGACAACGTCATCAACGACCTCAGACCCATATTCAACCGATTTTCGGAAAACGTTTCCACTTTTCTAGGTATCGGGTTCAATAAAATCAGATACTTAGGTAAATCACTTTCGGAAAACGTTTCCGAAATTGACGACGGCGCCCTCGTCATCGAAGGCGAGAAGATCCCCCTTACCCCCGAGCACAAAGACGAGATCGAGGCGGCGATCGAGAAGCTCCAGGATGAGCTCAGGAGACAGAAGGAGGACTCCGCCGCGCAGAAGAAGGCCTTCGAGCGCGTCCAGGCCGACACCCACAAGACGGTGACAAAGCTCGAAAAGGAGCTCGCCCGGCGCAAGGGGTTCCTCGACAACAAGGACTTGAGCGACGAGGAGGCCGCCTTCGCGAACAAGGTCGCCGCCCTCAAGACGGCCTTCGACGGGTACCTCCTTACCATCGACCCTGAGAACATCGAGGAGCTTGAGCCCAAGAGGGAACCCTCGGTGCGCATGCGGGCGGAGTACATCGCGGCCCTCTCGTACATGAAGATGCAGATCCTCAAGACATACGACATCGCCGAGGAGATGTTCGGGGACTGCATCATGATCCCCGAGAAGGCCCCGGACTTCGGCGCGCCGGGCCAAGACAAAGGGTCCGAGTGAGGCAGACGGACATGTGGCAGGAAGAACTGGCGGCTGAACTCAACGCAGCGGGTAACGCATCGGCACGGTCGAGGGTGGTCGAGGAGTACGCCCAAAGGACGGGCATGAGCTCCCAGCACCTCTACCGCATCGCCCGCCGGTTCGGCTACATTTCCGGCCGCCGCAGCCGCGCCGACAAGGGTGTCCGCAAGTCCGGCCTCACGGACCAGCAGGTCGACCTCGTCGCCGGGCTTATCCACAAGACAGCCCGGGAGGTGAAGGGCCCCATCATGCCCGTCGAGCGCTCCCTGGAGATCGCCGTCGACTCGGGATACATCGACGCCGACCAGGTCACCCCCGCCGGCATGCGGTATATCCTGCGCACGGCCCGGCTCAACGACGCGAGCCTCAAGGTCGCCGACCCCCACGGCCGCATGCGCTCCCTTCACCCCAACCACTGCCACGTCTTCGACGTTTCCGTCTGCATCCAGTACTACCTGAAGGGCAAGAAGGGCCTTTGCATCATGGACGAGCGGGACTTCTACAAGAATAAGCTCCACAACTATGCCAAGGTGAAGGCGCGGCTTATGCGGTACGTCATCGTCGACCACTTCTCGGGGATGTTCTATCTCAAATACTTCGAGGCAGCGGGAGAGACGCAGAACAATCTCTATTCCTTCCTCATCGAGGCATGGCGGGGCCGGGACGACGAGAAGTACCCCTTCCGCGGGGTCCCCTTCCACCTTCTCATGGACAACGGGGCGGCGAACTCCGCCCGGGCCGTTGTCTCCTTCCTTAACCGCCTGGAAGTGAACATCCCCCCGGGGAAGCCCTACAACTCGGAGCGCCAGGGTGCCGTCGAGGTCATGCACAACATCATCGAGGAGTGGTTCGAGTCGGGCTTAAGGCTCCAGCCCGCCTACGACATCGAGACCCTCAACGTCTGGGCATACGATTTTTGTGTGAAGCACAACGCGGGCCGGGCGCATACCCGCCACGGGATGACCCGCACGCAGTGCTGGCTCATGATAAAAGAGGACCAGCTCCGGGAGCTCCCCGACAGGGAGATCCTCTCCGAGCTCTACTCATACACGGACGAGCAGTTCACCCGCCTTGTGAACAGGGACTACTCCATATCCTACAAGGGCGAGAGCTATAACCTCAAGCACGTCGAGGGCATCGTGCCCGGCGTCTCGACGGTGAGGGTCATCATCAAGCCCTTCACCCCCGAGACAATCGGCGTCGCCTTCCGCGACGTGGTTTACGAGGTTAAACCCATCAAGACCCTGCCCGCGGAGCTCGGGGCCTTCCCCGTCACCGCGGCGGTGATCGGCGAGGAGTACAGGGCGCAGCCCGACAGCGTCGTCCAGAAGGCGAAGAAGCGGATCGACAACATGGCCTACGGCGAGGATCCCAGGAAGGACCAGGTCCCCTTCGCGGGCCTTACGGTCTTCGGCCACCAGGCGGACAAGATAGACCTCACCCTCATCCCCCGCAAGGGAACACCCATGGAGATCGACAGGGCGATCGTCGAGAAGCGGATCTCCTTCACAGAGTTCCTGAAGCGTCTCACGGGTCGGGTGGGGGCCATATCAAAGGAGACGAACCAGGCCCTCCGGGGTGCATTCGGGGATTGCATCGAGGTGTCGAGGGCGGACGAGGTCATCGCCCAGATCGAGGCCGAGGGCAACTGGAACACGGACACCGGACACAGCGGCGGCATGCAGTCCGCCAATCAATAATCAAGGGAGGTGAGGATGTGGGACGAAAAGCGACGGCATACGGATTGACGATAAACCCTATCATCCTGAAACAGCTGCTCGTTGATTGCGACATTAACCAGGGAGCGCTCGGAGAGGTGACGGGCCTTGCCCGGACAACGATCAACATCGTCGTCAACAGGGGATACATCCCCCTCGAGCACCCGGAGTTCAAGTCCCTCGTCGAGGAGTTCATCGGGAACAACGTGCGGGCCCGGAAGTGGCTCGCGCACCATTGCCTGAAGGTCGGGAACATCTGGGACCCCTTGGGGCGCGTGCTCAAGAACTCTCAGCCCGCCGGCAGCGCAGCGAGGATGATGGCGACGAGGCACAGGCGGGCAGTCAGCGGCAATTCGGAACATGTTCGAGTAATACGGGAGGTGGAAGTGATAACGGAAGACACAAAGAGGCATTTCAGGCTTTTCAAGAACCCCTTCATCAACGACGTCCAGGAAGAGAAGGACATCTACATGTCCTCCGAGCACCACTACATCGAGGCGGCGATGATCGACGCGGCGAAGCACGCGGGCTTCCTGGCGGTGGTGGGGGAGGTGCAGAGCGGCAAGTCCATCATGCGCCGCAAGGTGGTCCTCACCCTGCAGCGCGAGGGGAACGTCCGGGTCATCTTCCCCCAGATCGTCGACAAGGACCGGGTGACGGCGGGGTCTCTGTGCGATGCGATCATCCACGACATAAGCAGCGAGACGCCGAAGGTGAAGCTCGAGGAGAAGTCCCGCCAGGTCCTGCGGCTCCTTCTTGCCCGGCACAAGCAGGGCTCCCGGCACGTCATCATCATCGAAGAGGCCCACGACCTGGGCTTCAAGGTCCTAAAGCTCCTCAAGCGGTTCTACGAGTTCGAGGACGGCTACACGAAGCTCCTCGGCATCATCCTTATCGGCCAGCCGGAGCTCAAGGACAAGCTCGACGAGGGTGATCACCCGGACATGCGGGAGGTCATACGGAGGATCCAGATCGCCGAGATCCGGGGGCTCAACGGCAACATCAAAGATTACCTGACGCTCAAGTTCAAACGGGTCGGCGCGAAGGCGGAGGACGTCTTCACCGACGAGGCGATCGCCTCGCTGTCGAAGAGGCTCACCGACAGGGACGGAAGGACGGGCAAGACGATAAGCCATGCCTACCCGGGCCTCGTCAACAACTACGCGGCTAAGGCGATGAACCTCGCCTGCCAGATGGGCTGCGAGAAGGTGACGGAAGAGGTGGTGATGGAGATATGAGGGCGCGGCAGAGGACGCAATTACACAAGCGGCAGGCGGCCCCCGGCGGGCATCCCGGGAGCATGGGGAACCCGACCGGGAACCCGCCCCGATACCCCAACGGCGACGTCTGGTGCCAGCACCACGGGGACCGCATCGATCACGCGGTCTGCATAACGAGAGCCGTGCGGCAGCCCGAGAAATGCCGGGGCTGTCCGCTCAATCTCTAAGGAGGCATGAATCATGGGAAGACTCTTGAATGCCATTATCGGTGAAGAGGAGAAGCCCGTGCAGGCGATCCCTCTCGAACACGCGGTTCTCTGCATGAACTGCGAAACCGTGTTCGATGTAACGGAGCGAGCCTGCCCGGTGTGCTGCAGCGAGGTATACCTCAATGTCGGGATAGCGCTCGGCGACGAGGAAACGAGATCGCGCGTGCGGGACCTGGCGGTGGCGCGATGAAAGCCGCGCTGGAGATATGGAAGGACGCGGCGGTCATCCGGATCATGGATGACTCGGGAAGGGTTATCGACCACTACGAGACGGACGCGATACACATCGATAACCACCAGTACGAGAAGCGGCACGAGGACCCGGAGGGAACGCTCCCGATCGTGCCGAAGACAGCGAACTAAAGGAGGACACATGGCAAAGATCATCAAGACGTCGGATTACACGGACTGGAACGAGGTCGACGGCGCCCTTCGACGCATGGGCGAGATCGACGTCACGCTCCAGAAGCTCGAGGGCCAGATGACCCTCAAGATCAACGAGATCAAGGCGGACTACGACGCGAAGGCGGCAGGGCTCAAGGCGGAGCGCAAGGCCATCGAGGAGAACATCGGTCTCTTCGCTGAGTCCAGGAAACAAGAGTTCGCAAAGGTCAGGTCGAAGGACCTCACCTTCGGAGTCGTCGCCTACCGGGTAGCCACCAGGGTGGTCGTGAAGAGCAAGACAGCGACGGTCGCCGCCCTGAAGGCCCTGGGGCTCCAGCAGTACCTGCGGATCGTCGAGGAGCCCGACAAGGAGGCGATGAGCGGCCTCGACGCCACCACCCTCGCCAAGGTGGGCGTGACACTGAAAACGGAAGACAAGCTCCGCATCGAGCCGAACATGGAGAGGATAAAGGAAAAGGAGGCCGCCTAGAGGCCGAAACGGCGCTTGCCCGCGCCGTCTGCCCGTCATGCGGGCACTGAGGAGGCCATAAGGTGACAGTAACGAACGACACGACAGAGAAGAGGCTTCAGGACACGGACTGCCACGTCTGCGGCAGGACCATGAAGCGCTTCGCCCAGGACTACTGGTACTGGTACTACCGCTGCGCCTGCGGGTGCGAGCGCCTTATCCCCAAGGAAGAGAACGAAAGGGGTTATCAGCCCTGGCCGGGGAAGGAGGCGCCCGCCGCATGAGACCCGTCGAGCCCAAGCAGATACGGCTCATCCATATTTGGTCAGGAGAGGCTGGCAATATAGAACCTAAATTTTTGAGGAGGGTGTTACGTATGGAGACAATCAAGGTCAGGATCGAAGGGACGGCGCCGCTGATGCAGCACCGGTACGTGTTCAAGGATGAACTGGCGCAGAAGACCCAGAAGAAGACGGGCGCAAAGGACTACAGCGATGAGTGGAAAACGGCGCTCCACTGGGACGATGTGATCGGAGTCTTTGAGCCGGCAAGCCACATCGAGGGCGCGCTCATCAAGGCGGCGGTCAACTTCCAGATAACAGGCAAGGGCAAAAAAACCTATAAGGATCTCTTCAAGAGCGCGGTCTTTGTCACCCCGGACTATATTCCCCACGGGCTGAAAGGCTCTCCGGAAAAGCTCCTGGAATCGGGGAAGCTGACCGTGGACAAGAGGCTTGTGAGAGTCAACAACTCGGGCGTTGAAAGGATGCGTCCCATGCTCAGGAACTGGTCCCTGGAATTCGACATCGAGGTGCATGATCCCCAGATCCCCAGGGAGGTGGTGAAGGAGGTCCTGGACCTTGCAGGCAAGCAGTACGGCATCGGGGATTTCAGGCCGAGATATGGAAGATTTATGGTGACGCGGTTTGAATAGGGCAAGGCATGGTGGGGCGAAATATAGTGTGGCGGGCTTGGTCTTGGTGTGGCGTGGATGGCCCGGTGAGCTGAGTCAAGGCAAGGCAAGGCGAAACACCCCTTCGGGGGTGTCACCGGATGATGTCCGGTCTGATGAGCCCCAAGGCAAGGCGGGCTGTGGCCGGGTTACGGTCAGGCGCGATCAGCCGAGGTTAGGCGGGGTCAGGTGCGGCTCGGCAAACGCTGGCATGGCGAGGCGAGTTTTGGCAAGGCAAGGTCTGGCAGGGCAGGGATTATTTCCGTGGGAGGTTCTATGAACGAGGCCGTCAACCGAAAGCAACTGCAGATAATCCACGTCGCCCTCGGTCAACTGCGACTTGATGACGCGACCTATCGGGCCATGCTGAAAGACCGTTACAATGTTGAATCCAGCAGGGGCCTCTCGTACCGGGAGGCAAGCGACCTGATAGATCACCTCAAAGGGCTCGGTTTCCGGTTAAAGACGAAGCGGACCTCTCCCCAGAATCCCTGCTGGCCCTGCGCTCCTAGGACGCCAGGCATGCCCCTTCCCGAGAACGTTGTCGTCCTCGCGAGTCCGGGCCAGCTGAGGATGATCGAGCACCTTGCCGCCGACATCAAGTGGCGCCACTGGGACGGGTACCGCCGCTGGCTCAGGAAGTACTTCAAGGTCGACCAGGTGCGCACGTCCCTCGAGGCCTCGGCGGTCATCGAGGCATTGAAGGACATGTGGAAGCGCCAGAACGGCTGCGCCTGCAGGAGGGTGCAGAATGGCTGACAGATCCCTTTCCTGGCTGAGGGAAATAGAGATCGAGGACCTCCTCGACAAGGACGTGAAGCTCATCCATGACCACTGCGGGATGGACGTCCTCATCGCCATGCTCGTCAACTTCCCCTCCATGGGTCTTTACATCAGCACCCGGCCGCTCACCGAGGCCAAGAAGCGTTACATCAAGAAATACCACAACGGCACGAACACGAAGGACCTCTGCCGGCTTCTCGACGTGTCCGAGCGGTTCGTGTATGATGTGCTTGAAAACAGCAACAGCCTTCCCGGACAGGACCCCCTCTTCCAATTCCCTGAATAGCATTTCTTGAACGGCTCAAAGGACTTCCCTGAGCCGGTAGTCTACTCTTTCGGAAATGACACACCTTCCTTGCATAGCGCAGGATGCCGGGCCCGTCGCACCCGGCGTTCTGCGCCCTTTCAAGAAAAACCCCCATACCCTGGTTAAGGCCCGGAGGGGAGGCGAGCCGGTGCAAGATCCGGCCTCCCCTCTACCGGGCACACGTTCGGGAGGTGCCCTGTGATACCCAGGCGCCCGGCGGAGTGCTTCATGAAGCTCGACGACGCGCAGCTTCTCGCCCTGTGCATCTACGGGGAGACGGGCAAGAAACCCGTGACGGGGCAGCAGCTCGGGATAGCCTGGTGCGTCATGAACCGGTTCAAGGTCCTTGACCGGCGGGTTGGTGAGGTCACCTTGAAGAACGTTGTTCTCTCCTCGGGGCAGTTCCCCTGTTTTGAAGAGGGCAACCCGAACCGCCTGGGCCTCATGGCAATCGCCTGCGGGTGGGACAAGGCGTTTCAGAGAAACAAGCACCTGCGCGAATGCTACCGGATCGCCGAGGGTGTCATGAACGGCGATCTCCCGGACAACGTCTCCGGGGCAATCCACTACAGAAGAAGCAAAGACCAGGCTCTCTGGCCGGAGGCGAAGGAGCTCGTCGCCGTCATCGGCGACTACGAATTCTACGCATAACAGGAGGCATGAGCATGATCAGCGAAGCAAAGAAATACCTTTTGCGGTTTGGAATTCCCCTCGCCGCCATGATCGCCATGATCGCCATCCTGAGACCTGAGAACATCGTCCTCGTGGTCTACAAGATGTGCCTCATCGTGATAGGGCTCGTCCTGTGCGAGCTGATCTGGGTGATAAGCTACAAGCCCGTTTTCGGAAAGATCGAGGAGCTTGAGACCTATGAGAAGCGCAGTGTCCTTATTTTTCGCGGTATTCTTTATCTCGCTATTGTCCTGGGTATTACCTGGGGACTGTAGCGCCCTCGACAGGTGCCTGAAGTACCGCGCCCAGGTGATCCGCGAGGCCCGCTACCATATCGGCCTTAATGCCCCCTGGCACCTCTTCCTCGGCCAGATCGAACAGGAGAGCGGATGCCGGCCCGGCGTCACCGCTTTCGACGGAGGCGCGGGACTCGCGCAGTTCATGCCGAAAACCGCCGAGTGGATCCAGGACCGCGAGGAGGCCCTCCGGGAGGTCTCCGTGAAGCCGTCCCCGTATAACGCCCACTGGTCCATCCGGGCCCTCATCCTCTATGACCGGTATCTGTATGGCGTAGTGGCGTGTGAGGGCTGGCACTATGCATTTCGCGCTTACAACGGCGGCCAAGGCCTTTTGAACAGGGAGATCCGCCGCGCGGGGTCCTGCGACCGGAAAGCGATAGAGGAGCAGTGCCGCCGCAAGGTACTCCGGCTCAAGAACGGCAGCCTTCTCGACCTGTGCCGGGTGAATATCGACTACCCGCGCCAGATCGAGCGAAGGGGGGAAAAGTACAGATGAGTACAAAATTACTCTGGAAGGTAGCCAAGTTCGCCGTCCCCTTCATCGTCGGCCTCATTGTCGGGGGTCTCATTGTGGGCAAGGCGAAGCAGGTACAGATGGACGCCGTCAAGGTGGAGTTGACGAAGACACGGCAGGAACTGGCAACATGCCAGGACGCGAACGCGACGAGCCAGGCGACGATCGGGAGCATGAAAGCGGAGCTGCAATCGGCACAGGCGAACTGCACGGCGCGCCTGAGGCAGAAGGAGCGCACGGCCGCCGAGATCACACGGATAGACAACCTCAAACCGGGGGTGAAGGCAGATGAGACAAAGGGCAATACTGGCAATGGCGGTGCTGGCGATCCTATCCTCGATGCTCTCAACGGGATGTTCATCGACGATGGAAAACCGGCAGATCGTGAGGACTGAGTACGTGAGACAGGAGATTCCCGAGCCTCCGGCGCCGCCGGAGTACTACCCGGTCACCTTTGTCAAGAGGGACGGGCATTACTGCACGTCGGACGACGCAAGCGCGCGGAACCTCCTCAAGAACCGCGTCCTCGACAGGGGCTACCAGGCGGAGATGAGAGGCACCCTCTCGGGCCTGAAGGAAGGTGGCAGATGACCCCCGAGACCGCGCAGGCAATAGGAGCGATCGCGACGATCGTGGAGAAGCTCGGCGCCCTGCCGGTGGGATCGATGTTCATCGTCATCGTCTTCGGTCCCTGGATATTCTCCTTCATCATGTCCCGGATCCAGGAGAAGCGCTTCGACGCCATGAAGGAGATGTACAAGAACAACGTGAAGCTCGTCGAGTCCTTTGACAAGCTCGCGAGCGGACTCAACGACGTGGTGACGCTCAACACCGCGAAGTGGAGCGAGGCGATCGACAAGATCAACGCGAACCAGTACTGCCCGCTGGCACGGGTGAAGAAGGTCCGGATGGAGGATATGCATGGGTGAGATAGCGAGGCTCAAGACGGAGATACAGGCGAGGAGGTTCCGGGCCCTGGAAATCGCGGCGGAGATCGACCGCAAAGTGAAGGACATCAAGGAGGCCCTTGCCGGCTATCCGCTCACGAAGCCCGAGAACCTACGGCTCGCCATGGTGGCGGAGATCTCCTCCGAGCTCGAGAGGCTCCAGGCGGACTACCTCCAGCTCCAGCGCGAGATCGAGCGTGCCGAGAAGGAGCTGCAATAGATGGCGAAGAGGTCCTACCAGATCGAGACGCGCGAGGACGCCTACAACACCTGGCGCTTATGCGGACAGAACGTGGAGCAGACCGTCGCCGAACTCAAGAGGAAGGGCTACTCCATCTCGAAGCCGACCCTCTACGACTGGATGGAGAAGTACGGGTGGAAGGAGCGTGCGGCCCGCGCCGAGGTGTACGAGAAGAAGACGGGCGACCCTGGCATGAGCGCAGAGGCCCGGGCGCTTCTGTCCCTGGAGAAGGTCCAGGCGCGCTACGAGGAGTACTTCGAGACCCTGGGACCGGGCAAGGTCGACAACCAGGCGATGTTCGCCTACACGGGGATCGTCAAGTCCATCACGGAGATAAAGGCGAAGACGGGTGCCGTCAAGGCGGCGCTCTTCCTCGACTTCATGAAGGACCTCATCGGGTATCTCGGGAAGAACGACCCGGCTGCCCTCGAGGCGATCGAACGGAACTTTGACGACTTCGTGAGATACGCACAGGAGACGTATGCCGCTTAGTGCAAAAGACAGGATGTTCAACCGGGAGGTCGAAGCCCTCCGGGCCCTTATCCAGAGCAAGGCGAAACCCTTCTCCGATGACCGCAACGCCCAGCGCGAGAGGGTGAGCCAGGCCAGGAATGACCTGGAATACTTCGGGCTGACCTACTTTCCCCATTACCTCGATACGCCCCCGTCGGCGCTGCACAGGTATTTCTCACTGAGGTACCCGCAGATGGTCCTCCGGGCGAGCGAGACGGGAGAGGGAGACCGGGAGGCCGACGCGGCTCCCCGGGGCAATGCCAAATCGACGTGGACCACGCTCATCCTTCCGCTGTGGTGTGCCGCGTACAGGCACCGTTTGTTTCCGCTTATCGTGAGCGAAACGGCCGCGCAGTCGGCGGACTTCATCTCTTTCATCAAGGCAGAGCTCGAGACAAACGAGAGGTTGAAGCAGGACTTCCCGGACCTCTGCGGCGAGGGTCCCGTCTGGCAGGCATCCCAGATCATCACCAGGAACGGGGTGAAGATCAGGGGCGTCGGCGCTGGCCAGAAGCTCCGCGGCATGCGCCACGGATCCCGCAGGCCCGACCTCGTCATCTGTGACGACCTCGAGAACGATGAGTCAGTCGAAAGCCCTGACCAGCGCAAGAAGCTGGAGAAGTGGTTCTTCAAGGCCCTCATGAAGATCGGCCAGCCCGATACGGTCTACATCGTCGTCGGTACCATTCTCCACTACGATTCGCTCCTCGCGAACCTCCTCAAGAAGCCAGGGTGGAAGGGGCGCAAATTCAAGGCCGTCTTGAAATGGTCGCAGTCGAAGCTCTGGGAGAAGTGGGAGCAGATCTTCGCGGACGTGAGCGTCGGCAAGGAAGAGGCGGAGTCCGCGGCGGACGCGTTCTTTACGGAGCGCCAGGCGGAGATGCTCGCCGGCACCGAGGTCCTCTGGAAGGCGCGGGAACCGTACTACTACCTCATGAAGATGTACGTCTCTGAGGGACCGGCGTACTTCAACTCGGAGAAGCAGAACGAGCCCCTGAACCCCGAGGACGCCGTCTTCCTCGAGGAGTGGATCCAGTACTACGACGAGGACGAGGTCGACCTCTCCGGGCTCCCGCAGGGCTGCGCCATAGACCCCTCGATGGGCAAGAAGTCGCGCGCGGCCGACCCCTCGGCCATCATCGGCGGCCGGATGAAGGACGGCATCATCTATCTTACCGTGGCAGACATCGAGAAGAGGCACCCCGACAAGATCATCGACGACTTCATGACCTATCACGCCCGGGACCGCTTCGGCCAGGTCGTGATCGAGGACGTGCAGTTCCAGGAGTACTTCAAGGACGCCTTCGAGGCAGAGACCCACAAGCGGGGCATGACGGTCTACGTCGAGGGCGTCAAGCCCAACGTCGACAAGGACCTGCGCATCATCACCCTGCAGCCCTGGGTGAAGAACGGGTGGATCCGCTTCAAGAGGCAGGGGATGGGCGAGCTGATAAAGCACCTCATCTACTACCGGCCGAGGGGCAAGGGAGGCCATGACGACGGGCCGGATGCGCTGGAGATGCTCAAGACGCTCCTCGAGAAGGGCCTCGCCGGGTCCGTGGAGTACACGACGGTGGCCACCCGGGGAGTCTTCAAGGGGGATCACGATGACGACGACCACAAGGTGAGGTTTTCCTCGAGAGGAGCATGGTGATGAGACAGGCGAAAAAAGGGCCCTATTTTGAGGCCGGGCCCTCTGTAAGGGCAAACACCCGCATGAACCCGTTGACAGGTGTTATAACTATGTCAACGGCGAACTGGGAGGCCTTCTAATTATGCTCGTAGACCAGTTCGGCCGGGAGATCCGTTCCAACAAGCCCATCCTCGAAGAAATCGCCGTCCAGACGGTTCGGGACCGCTACAGTTCCTACCCCTCCCAGGGGCTCACCCCGGAGCGCCTCGCCCGGATCTTCAAGGAGGCGGACCAGGGAGACGTGACGCGCCAGGCGGAGCTCTTCGAGGAGATGGAGGAGAAGGACCTCCACTTGACCGGGATCCTGCAGTCCCGCAAGCTCGCGGTGACGGGCCTCGAGTGGGACGTCCTGCCGGCCTCCGACAGCGCCGAGGACAAGAAGATCGCCGCGGCCGCAAGGGAGATGGTGGAGTACATCGAGAACTTCGATGACGCCCTCATGGACATCCTCGACGCCGTGGGGAAAGGTTTCTCCGTGTCGGAGATCATGTGGGAGATCTCCGAGGGACAGGTCTGGGCGAAGACCCTCGAGTGGGTCCACCAGAAGCGCTTCACCTTCAACTCGCCCCAGGCGCTCCTCAAACACCCCCGGCTCCTCACCGACGACGCGCCCGTCTGGGGCGAGGACCTGCCTCCCAACAAGTTCCTCGTCCACGCCTACAGGGCGCGATCGGGAGCGACGCCCCGGGGAGGACTCCTCAGACCCTGCGCCTGGATGTACCTCTTCAAGAACTACGACATCAAGGACTGGCTCATCTTCAACGAGCTCTTCTCCGTTCCCATGCGGATCGGCAAGTACAAACCGGGCGCCACGCCGGGCGACATCGACGCCCTCAAGCGCGCTGTCTTCAACCTCGGCGTCGACGCGGCAGCGGTCATCTCCGAGTCGACGATGATCGAGATCCTGGAGTCGAAGGTGACGGGCACGAACAGCTCCCACGCGAAGTTCGCCGAGTTCTGCGACAAGGGGATGAGCAAGGCGGTCCTCGGGCACACGGGCAATGCAGAGGGCACGCCGGGCAAGCTCGGCGCCGAGAGGCAGGCGACCGAACTGAGGCAGGACCTCATGGAGTCCGATGCCCGGGCGCTCATGAAGACCGTCAGGTTCCAGCTTCTCGCGCCCTGGGTCGTGTTCAACTACGGGCCCGGCAAGGGAGTCCCCATATTCAAGATCCACTGCGAGGAAGAGGAGGACCTCGAGAAGACGGCGAAGGTCTACGGCATCCTGGTGAAGGACGCGGGCTTCGAGGGGATCCCCGAGGGCCACATCTATGACCGTTTCGGGATTCCGAAGCCCCAGGCGGGAGAGAAGACACTCAGGCTCCGGCAGCCGGGCGGACCAGGTGATGACGCTCCCGACGTCGAGAAGACGGCCCACAAGGCGAATGCAACGGACGGCATCGATAGCCTCATCACCGCTCAGAGATACATAGACGCCCTGGCCGACGATGCCCTTTCTCAGGGTGCGATCGACATGTCGGCCGTCGAGCTGATCGTCGAGGAGGCGGAGTCCTTTGAGAACCTCCAGGCGAGACTCGCCGAGGTTTACGCCGGCATCGGCATGGACGGCTTCCGCCGTGTCCTGGCGGAGGCCATGGTCCGCGCCGACCTGAAAGGGAGGTCCCTCGTATGATCTCCTTGCAGATACCCCTTCCCTTTGATGAGGCGATCAGGTCTTTCAGGGACAGGACCGCCCTCACTCCGGACCGATACAAGCAGTTGACCGCCGAGGCGAGGGCGAAGGCCTTCACGGTCTCCGGCGTTACCCGGATGGACGTTCTCACCGACATTCATAGCGCCATCGACAGGGCAATGACCGAGGGCACGACGTTCGCCGATTTTAAGAAGGCGATGAAAGAGACAATGGCGCGGCGCGGCTGGGAAGGTTTGAGTCCCTACCGGCTCGACACGATATTCCGCACGAACGTCCAGGCCGCCTACCAGGCGGGCCACTACCAGAGGCAGATGGAGGTCGCCGGCAGTCACCCGTACTGGCAGTACGTGGCCGTGATGGATGCAAGGACGCGCCCGGCCCATGCTGCGATGAATGGGAGGACCCTCAGGTACGACGACCCCTTCTGGTCCACAAGCTATCCCCCGAACGGTTTCAACTGCCGCTGCACCGTGCGGGCGCTGACGAAGGGAGAGGTCTCCCGGGAAAAACTGTCCATCGAAGAGGACGCGCCGGGCATTGCGGACCCCGGGTTCGGCACCAATCCCGGAGAGGTGAACTATCGCGATGTCCTGGCGGCAAAGAACATTGACCTTTCTTCCCGGGAGAAGTGGGTACCACTGATCGACCGCAGTATCGCAGAGACAGGACGGCCATCGGCCATCCCTTATGACCCTATGCCGGCGAGACTGGGACCGACGCTGAAAGACCTCGGCGGTGATGGGGTCAAACTGAGGACTCTTTTCCATGAAGCGATCGGAGGGGAGAGCGTTGTCGTTAGTACCCCCGACAAGGATTCTATCATCCTTTCGGATTATCTCTTCGATCACCTGTCTCTGGACGGCAGGGAGGCCTACTTTCCCCTCATCAGGCACGTCCTGGAGGATCCCTTTGAGATCTGGCTCATGCCCATGAAGGGAGAGAAGACGGGACGGATTGTCATGCGCAAACGGTTCATCAGGTTTTTCGAGGACGAGAAGAGGCGCCATGTCATGCTGGTCGGTGAGTACCAGGGTGGAACCTGTGTGGGTTACACGTTCTTCAGGGGTGAAAGGCCCGACTATTACGACAGGCGAAGAAACGGATGGTTGCTGTATGGAAGGTAGACGAGCAATCCGGCTCCTGGAAACCGCTGCGTTCTGCACCGGAGTACCGGGAACCCAGGCCCACTCCGGTGGATTGGACAAAAGTTTATCACACCGGGAGGAGATGTCAAGGTGCAGGTAGACGTCGAGATCAAAGACAGTGAGGTGAAGCGGGTCTTTACCCGGCTCATGAGGAACGCTAAGAACCTCACGCCTGCCTTCCGGGAGATCGGCGAGATCGTCCGGTCCTCGGTGGTGAAGAATTTCCAGGCAGGCGGCCGTCCCGAGAAGTGGGTACCGACGAAGATCAGGTCCATCTACATGGCCTACCTGGGCAGGGGAAAGAGAAAGCGCAAGGCCTATACGCTCAGGGGAGGTTTTACAAAGGGCTTCACCCGGTACACCTCCGGGAAGAAGACCCTCATCGACAGGGCACGGCTCCAGAACTCGATCACGGCCCGGGCGGAAACCAATCGTGTCGTTGTGGGCACGGACCTGGTCTACGCCCGTATCCATCAGCTCGGCGGCATGGCGGGAAGGAACAGGAAGGTGAAGATCCCCGCGAGACCCTATCTCCTCGTCCAGGACGAAGACTGGGCACCGATCGGGCAATGCCTCAGGGGGTTTCTCATGAAAGGAGCACAGGGATGAAGAATGGACTGGTCCTTATCTGCAAGGACGTCGAGGGCAAGGTGCCCGCCGAGATCCAGGTGATCCCCTACGGGCACCACGACACCCCGAAGGGGCCCTTCACGCTCGACGACGAAGGGGCTCGGGGGATTATCGCGGCCTTCGAGGCGCAGACGAACGACATGGTCATCGACTACGAGCACCAGACGATCGCGGACCCGCCCGTTGAGGCCCCGGCCGCGGGGTGGATAAAGAAGCTCGTGAACAGGGGCGCCGAGGGCATATGGGCCGTCATCGAGTGGACGGAGAGGGCGAAGCAGTATATCGCCAACAGGGAATACAGGTACGTCTCGCCTGTCTTCCTCAAGAGGGTCTCCGACAACAGGGTGATCCGGCTCATCAACGTGGCGCTCACGAACCAGCCGAACATAGACGGCATGGTTCCCCTCGCCAACAAGCTCGGCTTCGAGGGGGACACAAATACAAAGGAGGCAACCATGAAAGAACTGTGGAAGCTCCTCGGCCTGTCCGAGGACGCAAAGGAAGAGGCCGCGGTCGCGGCGGTGAACAAGCTCAGGGGTGACCTTGAGGCGAAGAGGGTTGTCGTCATCGCCAGCAAGGGGGTCCTCGACGCCCTGGGCCTCGCGGAGACGGCGACGGAGTCGGAGATCATCGGCACCATCGAGGCGATGAAGCAGTCCCACACGAAGATCGACGACGTCGTTAAGGAGCTCAACACCCTCAAGGCGGGTTTGATCCAGAGGGACGCCGACGGCGCCGTCGAGACGGCGATGAAGGAGGGCAAGATCACGCCGGCACAGAGGGACTGGGCCCTTGACTACGCGAAGCGCGACCTCGAGGGGTTCCGGGTCTTCGTCTCGAAGGCCCCGGTCGTCGTCATCGAGGGCAAGGTGGTCACTGACCAGAAGGAGACCGGCGCCGGCATCGATGACGTCCAGGCCCAGATCAACAAGATGTGCGGCGTCGATGAGGAGACGTTCAGGAAGTACAACAAAGGGGGTGAAGCATGACCGCATTGACTGCAGACAAGACAACCGAATACACCGAGGGAGCGGAACTCTCCATCCCTGTCGACGATGGAGACAGGATCTACGCCGGCGCCCTCGTGTGCGTGAACGCCGACGGGTATGCCGTCCCGGGAGCGGACACGGCGGGCCTCATCTTCGAGGGCATTTCCCGTGAGAGCGTCGACAACAGTCTCGGACAGGACGGGGATGTGAGCGTGACGGTGCGCAGGCGGGGCCTCTTCAAGATGGCCTTCGGCCACGAGATCTCCCAGGCGAACGTGGGGGACCAGGTCTTCATCGTCGACGACCAGACGGTGGACCTGGCGGCGAACTGCACGAACGACATCTTCTGCGGGATCATCGCCGACGTCATCGACTCCACCCATGCCTGGGTGGACATCCTCCCCGCGATCCTCCAGGCGGACGTGGCCTCCCACATCGCCGACACATCGGGGGCCCATGCCGCCTCCGCGATCTCCACGACGGACGCGGGGAACCACTTCGCCGCCGCCGAGGCATCCGTCGAAGACCAGCTCCAGAAGCTCGGCAAGGGGCCCTTCTTCCTCACGCTCCCGAGATTCACGGGATGGACGAAGGACGGCACCGACAAGACCATCGCCCTGCCGGCGATCGAATCGCCGAACCCCATCATTGTGAAACGGGCATACGCGAACCTCGGCACGGCCCCGGGGCCTGACAAGACCTTGACGCTCAAGCTCAACGACACGGAGCTTCTCTCCATCGCGGGAACAGACACCCAGGGAGAGGCCGAGGCCCTTTCGATCGCTGTCGCCAAGGACACGGACTTCGTCATCAAGGCGAACGAGACGGCGTCGGGAGCCGCCGCGAACTGCGACATCACGCTCGTCATGTACATCGATGACGGCGAATAAGAGAGCCCACAAAGGAGGCATGCAATGATCATCAACCAGGCAGCACTTTCCGGGATCTACAAGACCTTCAGCACCATCTTCAACCAGGCGCTGGAGATCGCGAAGAGCCAGGTCGACCTTATCGCCATGCGGGTGCCCTCGACGGGCAGGAGCGTCGACTACAAGTGGCTCGGGACCTTTCCGAACATGCGCGAGTGGCTCGGGGACCGGGTGATAAAGGACCTCTCCGGCTTCCATTACGAGCTGCTGAACAAGTCCTACGAGTCGACGATCGAGGTCGACCGTGACGACATCATGGACGATCAGATCGGCGTCTACACCCCCATGATCCAGGGGCTCGCCCAGGCCGCGAAGATCCACCCCGACATCCTCGCCTTTGCCCTTCTCAAGGCGGGGTTCAGCACAAAATGCTTCGACGGCCAGTACTTCTTCGACAGCGACCACGAGGTCGCGGGCGCATCCGTCTCCAACACGGGCGGCGGCTCGGGAACGGGCTGGTACCTTGCGGACCTCTCCCGCCCGATCAAGCCCATCATCCTCCAGATGCGCAAGGCCCCGGAGTTCGTGGCCATGGACAAGCCCGACGACGAGAACGCCTTCATGCGCAAGAAGTACCGCTACGGCGTTGACGATCGCAAGAACGTCGGCTTCGGCCTCTGGCAGCTCGCCTACGGCAGCAGGCAGACCCTCGATGCCACGGCATATGCCGCGGCCCGGGCGGCAATGATGTCCTTCACCAATGACGAGGGCTCTCCCCTCGGCATCATGCCCACGCACCTCATTGTCCCGCCCACCCTGGAATCCGCGGGCAGGACGGTCCTCGAGGCGGAGAAGAACGCCGACGGCTCTTCGAACGTCTGGTACCACACGGCCGAGCTCATTGTCGTGCCCTGGCTGGCGTAAAAGGAGGAACCGATGAAGATCAGATGCAAGTCGATACCGGACAGGTTCCGCAGGGCGGGGATGGTCTTCTCCTCATCCCCCGCGGAGTACGAGGTCAACGACAAAACCCTGAAGGTCCTTCAGGGCGAGCCCATGCTCGTCGTCGAGATCCTCCCGGAAGAGAAGAAAGATCCGGAGAAGGGAAAGGCCCCGGACAAGGAGAAGGCAGCACCGGGCCAGGACGAATCCGGGAAGAAGGACAAAGGGAAGTAGCACAGGACAAGGAGGCAAGGAGGAGGGCGAAGGCCCTCCTCCCATACAGGCCATGGCATACTGCACGCTTGACGATATCACGAAGGCCCTGGAAGAGGCGACGGTCATCCAGCTCACCGATGACGAGCTCCTGAAGCCCGCCGCCATCGAGCCCGGCAACCCGGACCACGCCGCGATCGTCGGCCGCATCGAGGAGGCCATCGAGACGGCGGACGCGGAGATAGACGGTTACTGCGCTGTGAAGTACTCGGTTCCCCTCGCCCCGGTCCCGGCCGTTGTGAGCAAACTCTCCGTCGAACTTGCCGTCTACTACCTGTACTCGCGCCGGAGCGTCCCGGAGAAGATAGAGAAGCGTTACGACAAGGCCGTCGCCAGGCTGAAGGACATCGCGAGGGGGCTTCTCTCCCTGGGCGTCAAACCGGAGCCCGCCGCATCGGCCGCCGCCGACAGCGCAGAGGCGAACAAGACCGCAGACGACCGGGTCTTCACCCGCGACTCTCTGAAGGGGTTCTGACATGCTGGCCGAGATCGAAGAGGCCGTCGCCGCCAGGCTAACCCTGAAGGTTCCCGATCCGAAGAACGTCGAGATCGAGGAGAAGCACGGCGCCCTCGCCCTGCCGGCGATCGAGGTGTACGCCGCGGGCGGGCCGTTCACAAGGGTCGGTCAGAGGTACAAGTTCCAGCCCTCGGTCTTCGTCGTCGTGACGTTTCGGAACATGCGGTCCGTGAAGGACCGCCGCGCGGGGATGTACCCCGTCCTTGAGGCCGTTGTGTCCGCCCTCACTCAGCAGACCCTGGGCCTTGCCATCGATGCGTTCGTCCCGAAGGAGGTCACGAACATCACCCTCGAGGAAGAGGAGGACGAGGGAAAGATCGTCTTCGCCGCGGAGTTCCAGACGGGATTCTTCATCGACAGGATCGATGACGACGCCGCGACCGCGGAGGATCTCCTCAGGATCGGCTTTGAATATTATCTCAAGCCAGGTGACGACATCGCCGACGCGGAGGACGTCGTGGAATTTGGAACTTAAAAGGAGGCTATCATGGCAGTTTTGAAAGTAACCGCAGCTCCCGGCACCCGCTGCCCCATGGAAGGCCGGCCGCGGGAATATATCACCGACAGCGCGGCCGTGGAGGTACCCGAGACCGCGTACTACCGGAGGCTCATTGCCGACGGGTCCCTCGTCAAGGCCGTCCCGGGAAACAAAAAGGAGGTAAGAACCGATGGCAAGTGAGAACATATCCTTCGACAACATCCCCTCGTCGATCCGCAAGCCAGGGAAGTACTTTGAGTTCAACACGAAACTCGCCGTGCGGACGCTGCCAAACAACAAGCAGCGGATGCTCATCGTCGGGCAGAGGACGTCGGCCGGCACTGTCGCGGAGAAGGTCCCGACCCGCGTCTTCTCCGACAAGGAAGCAGAAACATACTTCGGTCCGGGATCGATGTGCCACCTCATGGCACGGGCCGCCATCACGGCGAATCCCTACCTCGACCTCACTGTCATCGCCCTCGATGACGCGGCGGCGGGGCAGCCCGCGGTGGGAACCGTGACGTTTGCCGAGTCCGCGTCAGGCAGCGGGGTCCTCACCCTCTACGTGGGAACGCAGAAGGTGGAGATCGCCATCGCCACGTCGACGGCCGCGGCCGCGGTGGCGGCAGCTCTCGAGGCGGAGCTCGATAAACACCCGGACCTGCCCGTCACGGCGAGCGTCGACGGGGCGGTCGTCACCCTGACGGCAAAGAACAAGGGCCTTACCGGCAACGATATACACCTCAGCTACGTTCTCACGAACGTATCGACCCTGACGGTGTCCATCAGCGCCATGGCAAGCGGGGCAACCAATCCAACGCTGGCCGATGCGCTTGCGGTCGTCTTCGGGGAGAAGTACGACATCATCGTCACGCCCTACAACAACCAGACGGACCTCACGACCTTGAGGATCCATCTCGACTCCGTGAGCGGCCCCATGGAGCAGCGCCCGGGTGTCGGCGTCTACGGCATGACCACCGCCCTCGCCACCGTGACAACGCTCTCCGGCCAGGTGAACTCGGGCCGCATCCTCTGCGCCTATCAGCGCTACACGGCAGCCACACTGGTACAGAGCATGCCCTATGAGATCGCCTGCGCATTCGGGGCCGTCATGGCCTGGGAAGAAGACCCGGCGAGACCCCTCAATACATTGGAACTCAAAGGCATCGCGGCAGCCAACATCGCCGACCGCCTGTCACGGACGGAGCAGGAAACGCTCCTTTACAACGGCGTGACGCCCCTCGAGGTGGGCCCGGCAGAGACGGTCCAGATCGTGAGGGCCATCAGCACCTATCTCGTAGACCCTCAGGGAATTGATGACGTGTCGCTCCTCGACATCACGACGATCCGCACCCTCGACTACGTCCGCAAGGCGGTGAGGGAGAGGATAAGCTTGCGCTTCCCCCGGGAGAAGCTCTCCTCGAAGACCCCGCCCAGGGTCCGCTCGGAGATCCTCGACGTGCTCTTAAAGCTCCAGGAGCTCGAGTTCATCGAGGAGGTGGAGGCGAACAAGGACGGGCTCATCGTCGAGAGGGACCTGCAGGACGCGAACCGGCTCGACGCCAGGATCCCCGCGGACGTCGTCAACGGGCTCCACGTATTCGCCGGCAGGATCGACCTGCTCTTGTAGTCAAAAAGGAGGACAACCATGGCAGATGAATATGTCGAATCGGTAACGCTCGAGGTCAACGGCACGGAGATCACCGACTTCAACAAGGTGTCGGAGAACGACTACGAGGTACGCCGGGCCGTGAATCTCATGAACAAGACGGGCTTCACGAAGACCACGTCCCGCTACGGGGCCAAGGTGGAGTACGTGATCCCGAAGAGCCAGACGCCCTTCAACTTCGAGGAGGTGGAGAACGGGACGCTTACGATCGACAGAGGCAACGGCAAGCGGATCACCTACAGCGGGGTCTTCACGACGAAGATCGGTGAGGCGTCCTACGGCGAGAAGGAGGCGACCCAGACCATCGAGTTCGGCGCCGACAAGAGAACGGAGACGTGACCATGATAAAGGAAAAGCGCACCCTGCCCATCGGCATCGAACAGAACGGCAAGGTCCACCGCGAGCTGGAGATCGAGGCGCGCCGGGTCGCCCACATGCTGGACGCTCTCGAGGAGGAGAAGGCCCGGGAGAACATACGGTACCGGGAGATCTGCATGTACGCCTGCCAGGTCGTGAAGCTTGGCGACATCCCGAAGGAAGAGATAACGGGAGAGCTGCTCCTCTCCATGTTCCCCCAGGACTTCGAGGTGCTGACGGAGGCAGCGGAGACGGCCCAGACACGGGCCGAGACGTTTCAAAGGGACAGCGGAGAGGCACAGGGAGATCGATGATGCCGAGGCGCAGGTCCTCCTCAGGCAGGCGATACTTGCCCTGCTCAAGCTCGGCTTTACCTACACCGACGTCAGGTCCATGTACGCGAGGGACCCTGGCGCCTGGCTTCACGCCCATGAGAGGCTCATCAATCCGAAGAAGGGAAGGACGTACATCGTGAAGAGGAAACCCCGATCAGCATGAGCACGAAGAACACACTTGAACTTATCCTCTCCGGGAACTCCTCGAAGCTCCTCTCCGCGCTCGGCAGCGGCGAGAAGGGCCTCAGGAAGTTCGGCCACGCCGCGAAACAGGAGTTCGACAGGATCCGCAGCGCCGCGACCTCCGTGGAGGGGAAGCTCGCCTCCCTGGGGGTGTCGGTCGGAGCGGCGATGCTCGTCAAGAACTCGGCGCAGATGGACAAGGGTCTCACCCAGATCGGCCAGACGGCGGGTGCGACGAAGGGCGAGGTGGCGGGCCTCCGGAAAGAGCTGTTCCGGATGTCGTCCGAGACAGGCCAGGGCGTCGAGGACCTGCAGCAGGGGTTCAACAATGCCGTCCAGGCTGGCCTCAACTTCAAGGAGGCGCTTCCCGTCATCGAGGCGACCAACAAGGCGATGGCGGTCACCGGCGCCAATGCCGATCGACTGACCTCGGGCCTCACGGTCGCGGCCACGGCCTTCCAGTTCGACCTGTCAAAACCGAATCTGGCCCTCGGCCTCCTCGACAAGATGACCACGGCCGGGCGCCTCGGGAACGCCGAGCTCCAGAACCTCTCGGACATCTTCGCCCGCGTCGGCGTCAACGCGTCGCGCGCCGGCATGGGCTTCGACCAGACGCTCGCCTTCATCGAGGGGCTGTCGCTCATCGAGAGGCAGCCGGAGCGCCTCGCGACCCTCGCGGACTCGACCTTGAGGCTCTTCACGAACCTCAATTACATGAAGCAGGCCCAGAAGGCGACGGGGGTGAAGTTCTTCGACGCCGCCGGGGCGAGGCGCAATCCCCTCGAGATCCTCGCGGAGCTCAAGAAAAAGTACGACGCCCTGACGACGGACAAGCAGCGGGAGATCTTCATGGGCAAGGCCCTGAAGGGCGCCGACCTCGACACGATAAAGGGCATACAGACGCTCCTCAAGGGGGACATGCTCGGCAAGATCTCCGGGGAGTTCGCAAAGAAGATAGCAGGGGCCACAGGCACCATCGAGAAGGACCTCCCCGACGCCGTCAACAACGCGATCGATCAGACGGGCCGGCTCAAGGCGAAGCTGACGGAGGCGGCGGACGCCTTCGCGAAACCCATCAAGGACACCCTCTCGAAGGGCATCCAAAAGCTCATCGACCCCAAGGAGAAGGGCGGCATGGGCTTTACCGGCAAAGAACTCATCGCCGGCGGGGCCACGGCGGCGCTTGCTGGGTACATGACGTACCGTCTCGGCGGGGCGGCGGCAAAAAGACTCCTCGGCAGGCTCGGGGGCTCCGCGGCGGGTATCGCCGAGGGCAAGGCCGTCGAGGCCGCAACGGGCGTCACCCCCGTCTTCGTCACGAACTGGCCGCCCGGGATGGGCTCAGGCGCGACACCCATGGGACCGAGTTCCCTCCCCGGGGCGGCAGGATCGGCTGGCAGGCTCGCCGGCCTCGCGAAGGGCGCGGGATACGCGGGCCTTGCGCTGGGAGGGGGCTATGCCGTCGGCACGGGCATCAACTACCTCATAAGTAAGCTCATCCAGCAGACGACATACGGCAGGAACGATTCTCTCGGCGAGTACATCTACGACCTCATCCATACAGACCTGCCTGCCCTCTTCGGCAAGGCGGAGGTGAAGAACGACATCAGGATGAACATCACCGTCGACCAGAACGGCAGGAGCACGGTGACGACGGACGACATGGGCGCGAACGTCGCCGTCACCAGCATGACCCGGGGGGTGTTCTGATGGCCGATGACGAACGGTACGAGGCGAGGATAGACGACTTCAACCTGGAGATGGAGACGATCGAGGACACGATCGAGAAGTCCCTCGCGAAGTACGAGTTCCCCTTCCGCGACGGCACCCTCATCGAGGACATGGGCCAGAAGGCGCGGGTCATCAAGATCCGCTGCTACTGGTATGAGGAGACCTACGAGACCCACAAGGACTTCGTGAAGCACCTCACGAAGAAGGACCCCTTTGAGCTCCTCCATCCGAAGTACGGCCTCATGAAGGGCAGCATCGACTCCATCGTCATCCGCCACAGCGACCTCAAGATGACCGCGGAGGTGGACATAACCTTCACGGAGGGCCTCATCACGAAGGGTGAGGCGGAACCGAAGTATGTGAACAAGGGTGCCGTCGACTGGGGGATCGAGGACGACTTCGCGACGGGCCAGGCGGAGCTCATCGAGGAGCTTGGAGACGACGCCCGGGACCTCCTCGGGACCGAGGCGAAGGAGGTCCTCTCGACGGTCCTCGATCCCGCGAAGGGCCTTATCGGCCAGTTCACGAACATCTCCGCGCAGGCGCGGGAGTATGTCAAGAAGGCGGAGGGCCTCGTGACGGACCTCACGGGGACGCTCTCCACCATCACGAACCCCGCCGACTCGCTCCTTGCCATGATCGCCTACCCGAGCACCCTTCCCGGCATCGTCATCGGGACGATCGCGCGGACCCTCGAGAGATACGTCTCCCTCTACGACACGCTCCGCACGTCACCGACGCGGTTCCTCTCGAGCCTCAAGGGAAGCTTCACGTCCCTTTCCGATGACGCGGAGGACTCGGGGTTCTCGAAGTACGTCACGATCGCCTCCGCCCAGAGGCGGGCCCTGGAGACGGCCTACATCTTCCGCGATGACGAGGACAACCGCGACGTCGTGAAGCGCCTCGAGTCGACCCCCTCCTTCGACGCCCTGGGCAATTACGTGAAGCCCGGATCGACGGAGGAGATCCTCACCGTCGACGAGATCGAGACGATCCTCGCCGACGTGAGGACGGACATCCAGGAGGCCGTCGACCTTTCCCGGAACATGACGAGCCTCAAGTCGACTGCGGCGGACCTCCTCTTCCATGTCAACGAGATCAAGCTTGAGCGGGACAAGATCGTGACCGTTACGACGCAGAACACGCTTCCTCTCCACCTCCTGTGCCTGAAATACAACCTGCCGTACAACTACGCGGACCGTGTGAACAGCATCAACCGGATCAAGAACCCCTCCTTTACCCCTGCCGGCGAGGTGAAGATCTATGTCCGATAACGTCGAGCTCCGCGTCGGCAATGTCACTATAAAGAACTGGCTCTCCTACACGATCGAGGCGGACATCTACACCGCCGACGACGCCTTTTCGCTCGAGCTCGCGCACCCCGAGACGGAGGTCACCGCCGGCAAGAGGTGCGAGCTCTACGTCAACGGGACCCTGGAGCTGACGGGGATCGTCGACAGGGTGGACAGGAGCTACGACAAGTCCGGGGAGAAGCTCCGCGTCGAGGGCCGCGACCTCATGGGCCTTGTCGTCGACTCCTACTGCGAGGAGTTTTTCACGCTTCAGGGCACGACGGTGAAGTCCCTGGCAGAGCGTCTCCTGAAGAGCATACCTTTCATCAACCGAAAGAAGATCGTCTACCAGGAGGACTTCGCCGGGCGCCTGAAGAAGAAGGGGAAGGCCCCGGGGGACTCATCCCTCGACCTTCTCGACGCCCCGCACAACTTCTCCCAGGTGGAACCGGGCATGACCGTCTTTGAGGTCCTGAAGCAGTACTCCGCGAGCCGGGGAATGATGTTCTTCTCCCTGCCCGACGGCACCTTCGTCTTCGGCAGGCCGAGGGCAAAGGGCAAACCCCTCTTCAGCATCGTCTGCGCCCGCGATGGAAAGGAGAACAACGTCCTTGAGGGGGAGATGGTAACGGACATCTCGAAGCAGTACTCGAAGATCACGGTGATCGGCCAGCAGCAGGGGACGGATTCCTTCGAAGCGGAGAAGATCAACACGAAGGCGTCCGTGACGGACGGTTCCGTGCCCTTTTACAAGCCCATGGTGGTCAAGGACAACAACGACTACCAGAGCCCTGCGCTCCATGCCCGGATGCTCATGGAGAAGGCGCGGCACGACGGGTTTCAACTCCGCTACAAGGTCCCCTTCCACAGCCAGGGAGGCAGGAACTGGACGATCAACGAGCTCTGCACGGTCAAGGACGAGGTCCTCGGCATAGAGGGGACCTACCTCATCTACGGCCGAACCCTGGAGCTGTCGAGGCAGGGATCCTTCACGACCGTCAAGCTCGGCAAACCGGGGGTGGCGAAGTGATACGGGGCATCATCAAGTCCGTCGCGGAAGGGGTGATAAAGCGGTTTACCGCCTCGGGCAGGCCCGACGAGACGATAACGAACCGGGAGTATTTCCAGCACTACGGATTCTCGTCGGTACCCCTTGCCGGCGCCGAGGCGATCCTCATTAAGGAGGATAACCACATCGTAATGATCGCCTCCGATGACAGAAGGTACCGCGTCGGTCTCGAGGCGGGCGAGGTGTGCCTCTATACGGACGAGGGGGACCAGATCCGCCTGAAGCGCGACAAGGAGATCTATGTCAAGAGCGGCAACAAACTCACCGCGGAGGTAGAGAACGAGGTCACCGTGACGGCAAAGACAGCGACGGTGACCTCGTCGGACCTCATTCATCTGAAGTCGAAGGCGATCGTCCTGGAATGCGAGTCCCTGAGCATCCTCTCTTCGACCGGGAGCTCGGCAGCCGCATTGAAGGGGGACTTCGCGCTCGAGGGGAGCCTCACCGCCACGGGCTCGGTCATCGACACCACAGGCAACACGAACCACCACACCCATTAGGGAGGGACATGGACTTCAAGATCCTGACAGATGACGACGCAACGGTGGGCCAGATGACCTTCGATCCCGCTGGCGACATCATGAATAACGTCTACCTCAGCCTCGTCGTGAAGAGGGGCTCATGGTTCCAGAACCCCGAGTTCGGCAGCCGGCTGCACCTTCTGCAGCGGGCGAAGAACACACAGAAGACGGCCGCCCTCGCCGAGGAGTATTGCCGGGAGGCCCTTCAGTGGCTCCTCGACGTCGGAAGGGCGATAAAGGTCGACGTCCATACCGAGCGCGACCGGTCCCAGGATCTGCACCGCCTGAAGCTCCTCGTCGAGGTCACCCAGGCGGACGGCAGAACGGTGAGTTTTGACAGATTTGTGGAGGTTGTATGAACTTTCAGAAGGACTTTGACGAGCTTCTGAGCGGGATACTCACCGACTACCGCAACCAGTTCCCCGAGGCGGACACCTCCCAGGGGAGCCTCATATTCATCCGGAGCGCCTGCCTCGCGTCGGCGGTCTGGGGACTCTATCACTACCAGGAATGGATCTCGAAGCAGATCTTCCCCGACTCCGCGGACACGGAGGCCCTGGAGCACCACGTCTGGGTCCGGGGACTCTCCCGGACGTACAACGAGACGGACTCCTCGCTCCTCGCCCGGCTCCTTGAGTACATCAGGCGGCCGCCCGCGGGAGGCAACAAATACGACTACGTGAAGTGGGCAAAGGCGATCGACAACGTCGCGGCCGCTTACTGCTACCCCCTCGCCCAGGGGCTCGGCACGGTGGACGTCGTCATCGTGGCGAACAAGGCGAACACGGGCGCCGAGGTGCCCTCATCCCATGCCACACTCGCGGGAACAGTGACGTCGACGGGAGAGCTCAAACTCATCGACACGGCTGCCACATTTGTCACCTCCGGAGCACAGAAAGGCGACCGGGTAGCGAACACCTCCGCAGGCACGGAGGCGAAGATCGTCTCCGTCGACGGGGAGACCGAGCTCACCCTGGATACTGACATCTTCACGCAGGTGGGTGAGACTTACGAGATCCCCTCGCTTGTGACTGAGGTGAAGGACTACATCGACGATCAGAGACCCGTCACAGCCTCCGTGGTCCGGGTCCTCGGTCCCGAGATCTTGAGCCAGGCGGTGACGATGACAACGACAGGAACGAACGTCAACACGACACAGATCGCGGCCGACATCGAGGCGTACATGGAGGGCCTTGTCCCCGGCCAGATGCTCTACACCTCGCAGCTCACAGCGATCGCCATCCGGAACGGCGCGGACAACGCCACGGTGACGACGCCGGCGGCGGACGTCACCTGCACGGCCTACCAGATGATACGCCCGGGAGAGGTCAATGTCTCATAGCGATGTGATCAGGCTCCTCTTCCCCGTCGAGCTCACGGGGGTATCGGACGATGACATCGCCCTCGAGGGTGAGGTCCTCGATGATGTTGAGGCGCAGGCAAAGGAACTCCTCGGGGAGATGTTCCCGGAGAAGAGCATCAGGTGCCTTACCGACTGGGAGCGGGTCTGCGGCCTCACGCCTGCGGCCGATGCGACGCTGCAGTCCCGGAGGGACAACGTCGTGCGCAAGCTCAGGGAGCGCGGGGGGCTCTCCCGCAAGTACTTCATCGCGCTGGCGGCCGCCATGGGCTACACGATCACGATCGAGGAGCTGCAGCCTTTCATGGCGGGCTGGAGCAGGGCCGGGGATCCACTCTACGAGGAACAGGTGCGGTTCATCTGGAGGGTCAAGGTATCGGGCCAGGCGCTGTATTATTTCCGGGCGGGGTTGTCGACAGGCGGGGAGAGGCTCCTGTGGTGGCCGTCCGTGACGGCGCTCGAGGACCTCTTCAACAATCTCAAGCCCACCCACACGTACATCATATTTGACTACAGTTAAGGAGGGATACCATGAGCAAGACCACATACGTTGACGGCAACCCCGCGGAGGGGGTACCGGGAACGATCGTCACCGCGGATTTCTTGAACAAGGTCAACAACCATTATCACACCGGGAGGGACATCGACGGCGAGGGGGCGCTCGCCTATGCCGCGGATACGGGCGAGGCCGACGCCTATGTTCTGACCCTCTCCCCGGCGCTTGATGCTTACATCCCGGGCATGCCGGTATGCTTCAAGGCCGGGAACGCCAATACCGGGGCGTCAACGATCGACATCAACGGCCTGGGGGTGAAGGCCATGAAGAAGAACGGCAATGAGGACCTCGTCGTCGGGGACATCCTTGCCGGCCAGATCGTGACGGTCATCTATGACGGGACGAACTTTCAGCTCATGGCCGCGCCAAGGGTCCTGGCGCTTCGCGATGCAGCCCGAGGGCTCGTCGTCAAGAACAACACCTCGAACCCGAATCACCAGGTCGATATCTCCGCCGACGAGATCATCCTTCAGGATGCAAGCGGCAACCCGATGCGCGTCCTCAATCTGAGCATGACGGCGGACATAACGGTGAGCGGCGCGGGAGGCCTCGATGCGGGCTCGGAGGCCGCTTCGACATGGTACCACCTCTGGGTCATCGCCAGGGCCGACGGTACGACGTCGGTAATCTTCTCGACGAGCGCCACGGCGCCCACCCTGCCGGCAGGGTACACGTACAAGGCGTATGCCGGGGCCTGGTACAACGGCGCGGACGGGCATTTCAGGAAGGCTTATCAAATTGGTCGCCGGGTTACGATGACAGGAATGATAGCCGATATGTCAGGCGGTACGGCAACGAGCTACACGGCTGTTGCGGTCAGTGTCCCTGCAACAGCACGGATATGGCATGGTTGCCTTGGTCTGACGGCAAATTCGGGCATGGGGTCGATCTTGTTAGCGAGCGATAGTTCTTGGGCTGGCAACTGTTCTCAAATCGGATGGGCCGGTAGCAGTGTGTTGCATCAAGCAATGCACAGCATGATAATCAAAATCCCACAGACACTCTACTATGCCATTCAGGGATCACCATACGTGACCTCGTCTGGTAGTCTGTGGACATCGGGGTGGGAATACTAACAGGAGGCTTTCATGAAATACGCCTACATTCTAACAGACGGTCAGGCTCACGACCTGAGGTTCGTGGGTGATGGCTACACCCCCGTTTCCGGGGAGACCGTGGCCGACGGGGACATTCTGCCCGACATCGAGACCCTTCACGAGGCGTCGTACATCGCCGCAAGGGCGGCCGCGGCCCTGAAGGTTGCGGCCCAGGAGGCCCTCGACAGGTCGGATATCACGATCCTGCGGTGTTACGAGAACGCCGTGGCGGTCCCTGCAGCCGGGCATGCATACCGGACGGAACTGAGGGCGATCGTCTCCGGAACGTCGCCGGCGACAGAGCTACCCGCACGGCCGGAGTACCCGGAAGGGACATAGAAGGAGAGACGGACAGTACCCAAGGGAGTTAGCCCTCCCTCAGACAAGCGTTGTGAGCGCTTGACGGGATAACTCGCTACCATCCGCCTGTGAATCCACCTGATGAGTCGGGGGAGACATGTCAGGTAGGAGATAAAATGTAGCAGGAATTTTCCGGAAAAATCAAACGTAATTTGACGAAGGAGGGCATAACTGTGAGGAGTTTCTTATCCTACCGTGGCGGCAAATCACTGCTGGTCAACAAGATCATCAAGAGGATCCCGGAGCATGTCTGCTACTGCGAGGTATTCGCCGGCGCAGCCTGGCTTCTCTTCGGGAAGGAAGAATCGAAGGTCGAGATCATCAACGACATCAACAAGGACCTCATAACCCTGTACCGGGTTATTAAGAACCACCTCGAGGAATTTGTCCGCTACCTCAAGTGGATCCTCGTGGCCAGGGAGGAGTTCGCCCGGTTCAAGGCGGAAAACCCGGAAACCCTCACCGACATCCAGCGGGCGGTGCGGTTCTACTACCTCCTCAAGGCTGGATACGGGGCGAAGGTGGTGGGGCAGACTTTCAACATCGGCCCGACGCGGCCGTCATCATTCAACCTGTTGAGGATAGAGGAAGAACTCTCCGAGGCGCACCTTCGTCTCTCCCGGGTATACATCGAGAATATGCATTACCAGAGGCTTATCGAACGGTTCGACCGGCCGGAGACCTTCTTCTATATTGACCCGCCGTATTACGGGAATGAGGATGACTACGGGGAAGGGATATTCGGTCGGGGGGATTTTGTGAGGCTTCGGGATGTGCTGGCTGGGATTCAGGGGAAGTTTATCATGTCGATTAATGATGTGCCCGAGATCAGGGGACTATTCGAAGGTTGCTCCATTGAGGAGGTCATGACGAACTACAAGATGCCGGGGGCACATAAGCAGAAGAGGGTCACGGAACTGCTGATCAGGAACTATGCGTGAAACTGTGAAAAACAGGCAAAGTCAGACTTATGGCGTGTTTCTCTAGATGAGTAATTCAGGAAGACCAGATTTTGATACGAGAGTAGGAAAAAGGGTGATTGTTATTTTTGCTAATCACGCGTACTATTGAAGGGTAAGCTGGAATCTGACTTTTTCAGATGCCAGAAGGGGGTGTTGGCATGACCGATTCCAAGAAGAACAAACCCAGGTATGGAGTCCGTGTATTTAAGGTCTCTGAAGACACTCTCATTATCAAACAGACAATAAAGAGTGGCAGTAGACCAACCGATCACTATGTCATAGACGGGCAGAAGGAATGTCACGTGAGTATAGACGATGATTCGGCAATTGCCGATGCAATACGTAATGGAGTGGCAGGCAAACTGAGGGAGTAGGGGGGCATGAAATACGTGCTAATTGACAATGGGAAGCAGCCTGACGATTTTCTTAACGCTGCCCTCGGGTTTTGGCTTCCTCCTGACTCGCCTTATGGTAATTTTCAGCTCAAGTTTGTGAAGATTATTCAACGGTTGGATGAAGCTAATAGAAGGATAAATGACAGCCACACATTTTGGGAAACTCGATACACTCCAGGATCGATTGAACGCCACGTTTTTGCAAATGAACAAGCCGTCCATATGATGCGAAGGGCCGCTGACGAACTTGTCTCATTGATATGGTGCTTGTCCGAATACGAGAAAAACTCCAAGTATCCAGAGAGACTGACAATTGATTGTGTTGGAGCCGTGCTGAAACAAGACAAGCAGGCCCGGCTTAGCATATACGAACCTCATGCTGACTTTATGCAGTTACTCAATGATATAGCCAACGCCTTCAAGCACTCGTTTATTAACTCAGATCTCAATGTGATAGGTGCGGATGAACCGAGAATTCACGCATTGGCCCTAAAGCGTAACAGGCTAGGCCGTTCCCCAAAATTCTACGACGTCTCGCTATCTGATCTCGTCAATAAATATAATCTATTCTACAAAGATTGTGTTGATTGGCTTCGTCAATACTCCGCTCGAAACCGATGAGATGCCATGTTTTGGCATCGCGTCGGATTCAAGAAATCTTAAAGGTTATCTGTTTGAACGTAAATGAATAGAATAGAGTGTCCAATATTTGAACCCGACCCGGGCGACCGAATTCGCGTGTTAATACGATATGAAGGGTCCTGGAGGCCAATCTTCTGGTTTAAGCTCGCAAAGGACGGAAGCGTGTATTTGGCACCTCGACTATCAAGAGTCTCTGAGCTTAGAGCGGGTAAGGTCGCTGTTCCTGCCACCGATAGCCAAGTTAGAATACAGTATTCAAGTGGAGATTCTATCGACGACCCGGATGTAATGAAGAAGGCAAAGCTTTCATTCCATGGTTCCGGTGAGATCAACATGGCAGGAATCTACCGCGCTCGCGGAAATGTGATTCGCTCCCTTAAGGAACAGATCCTTCTGTGCATGATGGTATTCAGACATCCAGGCCACTTTGGTGTTTTGGATGACACTAAGGTTAAGGACCGCGACGTATGTTTGTCGTTGCCCATCGATAAAGAACGGCCCCTCTGGGGCCAGATGTGGGTAGCTCCCCACGCCAATGAGCGTATTGTTGTGCACAACGAAGAACAGTGGCAGATTAATCTCTTTTTTCGTTACGTAAACATTGATGAAATCCACGATCTTAACCTACAGCTTGTGCTGGTATATGGTGCACCAGGAGAATGGCCACCATACAATTGTGTCATTTTTAGAGAAAGAGATGCTACATAGGCGGGCCGACTTGGATTCCTTGACATCAATTCCAGTTTGATTCTGTCAAACGTTTTTCGGAGACTGTTTATAACAATAATCTCCTCTGATTTATAACATGCGGCTACAGCAGTATACATAGCCGCATGTTGCAAATCAGAGGTGATTATAGTACTAAACAACTTCTTAGGATTGCTTGATGATGTCAAAGGTAGCTTGATTCGTTTCATTGCGTCGTTGCCCATGACGAGACAACTTGTCGCGGCGATGTATCTGCTTCAAGACCATTTTCAAGGTTGAGCAGGGCGATTTTCCAATCCTGTGTTCCCACAAACGAATTACCTTCCACCCACTCGATTTTAGCAAACGATTCACTTGTCGATCCCGTTTAACATTGCCCTGGATTTTTCGGTCCCAATAATCTCGGTTCGAATGTGGGGGCCTGTAACAAGTTGGGCATTTATGCCAAAAACACCCATCAATGAATATGGCGATTTTTCTTGATGGAATGACGATATCAGGTGTGCCTTCCATATCGACGTTAATCCTATACCTTACGCCAGATGCAAAGAGCATTTTCCTGAAAGTGACTTCAGGTTGCGTATTCTTGCTTCTTATTCGTGACATGCGATAACTGTTCTTTTCGGCACTCTGCACAGGAAGTATTCCTCTTCAGGATGGTTTCTTGAGAGATTTCTTGATGATTGTTTTGACTAGAGTCTGAATATCGCTGGAACTTTTTCGTGCGGATTCAGTTAGTGTCGCGAACTCCTCGAGCTCGGACAGGCCCTTCCAAGTTATGTCAAGTCTTCTTTCAGGAACCGTGGCAATGTGCTGGTATTCCCCATCAGGAATGGCCCAATAACAGGTAGCACACACAGCTCTATCTCCATTCTCGCGGTTTGAGCAGTGCTCGCATGTCCAACTTTTCAGCCTTTGATGAGAGCCGCATAGCGGCTGAAAATCATCTATGATCAGTTGGTCGGACTCGCCGGATATTATATAAGGAATCCGATGATCAATCTGTAGAAGAAGTTGATTGTAGCGGGAATTGCAGATATTGCATCGATTATTGAATATTCTAAACAACTCGGTTCGGAATCGTTTTGGAAAGGCGGTTCTCCCAACGAAGTTTGGAAGAGAATCTGGTTCCTTTTGTGCTAGGGAATATATAGCCATCCTAGCTCCAGTAGTGGGATGCTTTCCAAAAGAAGTCCGTAATTTGACCCCGGCTTCCTTTAAGTCTTGGGCGGCCCTCGGTGGTTGATCATATCCCAGTTGCCCAAGCTCATAGGTGCTGACGGACCCATTTTCGAGAATCTTCTCCAAAACGGTCCGGGGACGTTTTCCGAGAGCTTTCAGCAAAGAAGCATACTTGTCTTTGTCTACCTTCAATTGGGCTCTTGAATGTCGCCAAGAAGCTCTGATGGTTTAATGCCGAGAGCCTTGGCAAGTCGAGTTATTTTTATGAGGGTGATATTCCTTTCCCCTCTTTCTATGCCCCCTATGTAGCTTCGATCCAATTCGCTGCGAAAGCTCAATTCTTCCTGCGAGTATCCTAGAGCTTTTCTAAAGGCACGTATCCTCTTGCCAAACTCTTCCAAGGTCAGAGCCGGTCAAGATCTTCCAGACAACCTCCAGGGGTTTTTAAGTGGTTTGGCCGCCTCAGGTTTCATACCGCCTCTCTCGCTTCCGGCAGCGTGGTCAGGTACACC